CGTGCTTGCTCCAAGTTTTCTTTAACAGAGAAGGAGCTGCCCCACTTTAAAACGCTACATGCCACAGCCTTTTGGGGACTTGGGTTGCAGTCAGACGATTTGATGAAGGCCAAAGACTACAAAGCGTTGGGTAAGTTGTTGGGTGTTGTTATTGACAGCAAGGATGGAGTGTCTCCTGACGATGGATTGCCTCAAGTTCAGATTGGTGGGTCAGGAAAAATGTACCTTGATATGGTGTCTCGTGCTCGGTCTCGAAGGATTTCGTTGGAGCAGGAGTATAACGAAGCGGCGAACTATACAATTTGGTTTTCTAAATTAGAACAGGTTGAGAAACAGCTGCAAGAATATAAGAGCAAGATGCAGAAGGTAGACTTTGCAGATTTTATAGAGAATTATATTGATATAGCAGAACCACCTTACTTGGATCTACTGATCGTTGACGAGGCACAAGACTTAACGCCAGTACAGTGGGAGATGGTTGATCGCATGTCTACGAGAGCAGAGAAGGTTTACCTTGCAGGGGATGACGACCAAGCAATACATCGTTGGACAGGGGTTGATGTGAACGAGTTCTTGGAATCTTCTGATACAGTAAAGATTCTTACCAAGTCTTATCGAATGCCAGTGGCAGTGTTTAATCTTTCCAAACGTATTGTTAAACGCATACGTACTAGGAAGGTAAAGGAGTTTGCACCAGCTAAAGAACAAGGCTCGGTTACTTGGCACAACAGTCTTGGAAGTGTTCCATTAGAGCAAGGTTCGTGGACTATCATGGCTCGAACCAACAGCTACGTATCAGACTTCGCTGATCAGATTAGGAGCTTTGGGTTTTTGTACAGCATAAAAGGAAGGCCTAGTATAAAGCCAGAGGTAGCGGAGGGCATAGAGGTATGGCGTCGTTTGCAGGAAGGCGAGCGCGTTGGGGTGTATTTAATTAAGAACCTGTATAAGAATGTGCCCAAGCAGGGAGACGGTGCGGTTGTGAAGCGAGGTTCGAGCACCTTGTTGGAGGCAGCACCGGAGGATGGTTCGTTAAGCTATAACGATTTGGTTCAAGACTATGGGATGAAGGCACCGATAGATCGTAGTTGTTTTTCTATAATGAACTTGGGTCGAGATGATAGGTTATACATTGAGGTTATTGAGGAATCAGGGGAGAGTATTATGGATACGCCTCGCATTAAGTTGTCTACGTTTCATGCGATGAAGGGTGGGGAGGATGACAACTGTTTAGTTTATACAGGATCAACGAAGGCTTGTACTGAGAGCAAGTATCCAGACGATGAGCATCGTGCGTTTTATGTGGGCGTTACGAGGACTAAGAAGAACTTACACATTTTAGAATCAATCAAGAAATACAGGTATGAGATATGAAAAAAATAACTATGAAAGAATATCACAAAGCCCAAGAAAAAAAACGCGTTTACTATGAAAAACTAGGTGTGATTGACTTTAACGAAAAACGAGCCCTAAAGATGTGGAATGATTCCAGTATTAAAGATGAAGACTTACCATGTGCAGTTTTTTCTTGGGATAAAGAATTAGGTGAATTTATTTTTACTAAACACGAAAATCAGAAAGAAGATTAAATGAAACGAGAAGAGATACTACAAAAAGCAGAGGGCTACATCAATGGTCCCAGAGCCAAGGACTATGGTGACGCAACCGTAAACCACATGCGTGTGGCAAGGCTATGGTCGGTGATCCTTGGACAAGACATAACAGTTGACCAGGTGTATTTATGCCTGGTGCAATTAAAGGTATCACGTTTGATCGAGACACCAGAACACGAGGATAGTTGGGTGGACATCTGTGGCTACGCTGCACTGGGTGGAGAAGAATAATTATGGCAAGAGACCGTAAAGATAAGAGTACAATAAATTATCTTGAGCGCATGGATATAGATATTATTGACAAGGATTGGAACATCCCAACGGAGTATCCAGACCTTACAGGATATAAACAAATAGCCGTAGACCTTGAGACATGCGACCCCAACCTAAAGAAGTTTGGCCCAGGGTGGGCAAGGAACGATGGGTTTATCGTTGGCATCGCTGTTGCAGCAGGGGATTACTATGGGTACTTTCCTATCCGGCACCAGAACGGACACAACCTAGATCCAAAGGTTACGATGAAATGGTTCAAGAAGCAGATGGCAACACCTCACATAGATAAGATCATGCACAATGCGACCTACGATGCAGGTTGGCTAAGTGCGGAGGGCGTTGATATACAAGGTCGGATCATTGATACAATGGTGACAGGGGCTATCGTTGACGAGAACAGATTTTCCTACAGCCTAAACAACTTAGGCCGTGATTGGATTGACATGAGGAAAGACGAGCGGCTGCTTCGAGCAACAGCAAAGGACTGGGGTATCGATCCAAAGTCAGACATGTGGATCCTACCACCTTCAACAGTGGGAGCCTATGCCGAGCAAGACGCCGTGATGACGCTCAAGTTATGGGAGCGATTGCGAATTGAATTAGACAAGCAGGAACTTTGGAACGTGTGGGAGTTGGAGACAAGCCTGATACCTTTGATGGTGCAGATGAAACAGAGAGGTGTTCGAGTAGACATTGACCGGGCGGACATAGCAAAGAAACAATTGCAAGTTAGAACCAAGGAGCTACGTGCGTTTATCAAAGACAAGACAGGCATAGAGATAGAACCGTGGGCAGGGGCGTCAGTTAAAACGGTGTTTGATAAGTTGGATCTAAAGTATCCTAAGACGGAAGCAGGGGCACCATCCTTTACCAAGCAGTACCTGTCCTCCCATCCACACGAAGTAGCCCAGGCGATTGTTAAACTGCGTGAGGCAGACAAAGCAGACAGTACATTCATTGACAGTATACTACGCTATGAGCACAAAGGTAGGATACATGCGGAGTTTCACCAACTTAGATCCGATGACGGAGGCACTGTAACAGGGCGGTTCTCAAGCTCCAACCCTAACTTACAGCAGCTTCCTGCAAGAGATCCTGTTATTAAGAAACTAATCCGAGGCTTGTTTATTCCTGATGAGGGGTGCAAGTGGGGATCGTTTGACTACGCAAGCCAAGAACCAAGGCTCTTGGTGCACTTTGCAGCAAGCCTACCGGACTCACGCAAGCACTCGATGGTTGATACAATTGTGGATGAGTACCACACAGGAGATGTGGATCTACACCAGATGGTGGCAGACTTTGCAGGGATCACACGTAAGGAAGCCAAGACCGTGAACCTTGGGATTATGTACGGAATGGGCGTGGCTAAGTTAGCCAACCAGTTGGCTGTCACAAAGGAGGATGCGAAAGAACTACTTGAAACGCACCACACTAAGGCTCCCTTTGTTAAAGGCCTAGCGGAGATTGCAAGCGCACAGGCACAGAACCACGGCGTTATTCGCACACTCTTGGGACGCAAGTGCAGGTTTCATCTTTGGGAACCCAAGAGCTTTGGGTACAACAAACCTATGAGTCTTGAGGATGCCAAGAAAGAATACGGTATGAACTTGAGACGCGCTTTTACTTACAAGGCTTTGAACAAACTTATACAGGGCAGTGCTGCTGACCAAACTAAGAAGGCAATGGCGGACTGCCATAAGGAAGGCCTTGTTCCAATGCTCACGGTGCATGACGAACTGTGCTTTTCAGTAGAGAACCAGGAGCAAGCAACGAGGATCACGAAGATTATGGAGACGGGCTTGGATCATGTCCTCAAGGTTCCCTCTAAGGTAGACGAGGAACTAGGAGATAACTGGGGCGAGGTTGGTTAGGTGTTGAGTCGTCTAGCTATCTGAGCATTTGCTGCTTGAGAGAAGGGGTCGTCACCTAGTAGTTCTGGAGAGACATTTGCTGTATTGACTGCACCAGAGGTGTCAATGTTTTGTATTGCACTTGGTTGTATATTACTTTCAACAACAGGGGTCTCAGCTACTTGTA